GAGAGTACCCACTACTTAATGAATCCCAGTTGATATCTGTAACATTCTTATACCGCTCAGGTTCTTTAAGTAACTCTGCCTTGTTAGTTTCAAAGCTCACTATTACAAAGAGGGCTTTATCCATGTCTCCATTACAAGTAGGATCTAAATATACATTGGCTGGGTTTAGTATTTCAATAGTAGGTCTATTCTCTAGTACCTTCTCTACTTCTACCTTAGAGGTACTGGTCTGTGTAGCTAAAGTAGCTTCCCCAGATTCTTGGTAGTATTCAACACAGGCTTTAAGCTCAGGAGTTGCATGTTCTTCAAACTCCCTTGGATTGCTGGTTGATAACTCTAGGGCTTGTTTAAATATCTCTAGCTCCTGTTCACTGGTTACAGGGCTATGTGAGTACACAGGTACTTCTTCCATGACCTTAGTTACATTACGCTTCCAACCTACCCTAACAATAGCAGTACCATCGTCCACCACTGAGTGTACTAACTCATCTATTAACTTAACTCTATTAAGCTTGGTTCGTATCTGGTAGTTAATCACCAGCTCATTCTGCTTCGCTGCCTTAGCATCTTCAAAGGTTACAGGTGTAATACTGAAGAGCTTATTACTGCCTAACAAAGGTTCACTTAATGCAGCATATCGCCACTCTGCTTGCTTCCTAATTAACTTAGGTTGTACAGCTGACCTACCAGCAGTAGCTTTAACTGGTGTTAAGCAACCCGTCATTAAAGAGTTCCAACGTTTAATCTTAGTCATCTGAGTGTCATGACTGGGTCTAGACATCTCAAAGTCATTCTTAAGTTGAGGTAAGGTAGGCTCTTCCTTCCAATCTGTTAAGTTCTTAGTCATTTAGGTTCTCCCCTGTTGTTTTGTGTACTGTGTACAAAGCTGCCAACAATATACCAAGGAGTGCACTTACATGCATGTTTACAGGGATAGTAGAGGCTACCATAATATGTATAAAACCAAGAGAGCCAATAGCCAATGTTCTAAGGAATCCATGGGTGGGTACTTTAGGGTGAAGTAGTGCAGCTAGGTGTATAGCCGCCATATACCAATAAATAAATGCAAGTATGTACGTCATGACTATACTCCTAATCTCTTAGCTAACCAAGGGAAACCTTCCTTGATAGTCCAACGGATTAACTGAACCCCTATAGCACCAAATAGGAATCCAATAGCCATTACAGCATTAGGAGTAGTTTGATGGAAGTACTCTGTAGCCCACCCTGCTAGGAAGTAAGCAGTAGACGTACCTATAACAGAGTCTACTATAAAGTCTAAGGTTCTTATCTGCCATGTCTTAGTAGATGGCTCTCTTGCCTGTAATACACTGGCTATAGTAGCTCCTGCTACTATAGGGCTGATGCTTACAGCATGATTAAGGATAGTGTTATTTTCACTCATAGGTTACCTACACTCAAATTGAAGGTCTTGACCCAATGTCATACCAAAGCGATCTAACTTATGTATGGTAGCTCCTACCAAGTATTCAATCAAGTATCCATGGACTTGATGTCTAAAGTATAGATTACCTGCTCTAGTATAGGTGAATACTATGTCAGGAGTGTCATCATCGTAATACCTAGCACTGGTATCTGAAGCTATCTTACAGCTATTAGCTCCCAAGACCTCTAAGGTGGTGTACTCACCTTCTACCATATCCCAGTAGTACACATAAGCATTATCGCCTGCTACCCAACAGAGTGCTACCCTCATAGTAGTATCAAAGGCTAACCCTTCATAGGTAGCTCCCACCACTGGTAAGGTGTATTGAGGTGTGCTCCCTGTATTAGTGGCTGTAACCACTATATTACCTCCCGAGTAGTTAACAAACCAAGGTTGGTAGTTCCTGTACTCACTCATATCCTCTATAGCTATTCCACCAATGATATCAGGTGGGATTACTCCAGCATATGCAGGGTCTATCTGTACAGGGAAATCCTCTAAAGCTCCATAGTGCCCTGCTTGGAATATATCAGGGATAATTGTTATAGGGTCATATAGCTGCCTACTAGAGTACTGCTTCACATGATCTGTTACTAGGTACTCCTCTAAGGGTACGAAAGGGTTCATTGGATCACCTGTAGGTTATAAGGCATGTGAAGCTTGCATTCACTAAGGTAGGTTCTAATATCTTAAAGAATAGGTGATCTCCTTCAATGTACACCTGAGAGAACTCGCTCCTATTACAGTGTGAGATATTATCCCCACCTCTCAATATGGTAGATACACTCAATAAGTCTGAGGGAGCTATCACTTGTGGGATATTAACTGACACAGTTGATCCAAGAGAACCTGCTATACCAGTGATCACTAGAGATCCTACCAAGTTACTAGCTACATTCTGTAGCAGCTCCATGTTCTCTGCTACATACTTAATGGTCTCTAACTTATCAGCGACACTCTTCACCACTGGATATGCATTACCTACCAGCTTATCTACCATAGGGCTCTCTATAGTCCTTAATAATAGACCTGTACCATCTGTTGAAGCTCTCATACAAACCCCCTTGTTATAAATTTAACCTTACTAGCACTTAGATTAGAGGTAACAATACCTAGGCTCTTTACTTGGTTTATTAGGTACTCATATCGGTTGTATGCCAAGACACTTCTAGACAGGCTATCAGATGATCCAATGTAACTGAAACACTTGAAAGCTACATAGCTATATAGCGCTTCATGTAATACCTCAGGTAACTCTAACTTAAGCTCTAGGTTATCTAAGGTGAACTTAGGGTGAGAGGCTTGATACACTACACATACCACCTTCCCAGCACTTGGTCTCGGTATCTGTAGAATGGTCTTCTCAGGTGAGAACACTGAGTCAGAGTAATCCAAGTTATTGAAGGGAAGCTCATAACCTCCTTCACTGTAGACCTTAAGAATCTTAATGATATCTTCCTTAAATGGCTCTCTCTCTAAGTCCTTAATGTAAGGTACATCATCACTGCCATCAATATGACCTGATTCACTGAATCTAGTCAGTAAGTGATAGAAGGTAATATGCTCTACCATCTCAATAAGAAAGTCCTTTTCCTTAAGGTTTAAGGTGCTGTATAACCTCATTAGCCCTTCATTGATGTACATCAATACCTTAGGCTTATCCACCACCTTAATGGTGGAATTTACCTTATCCACCAAGGATAAGTTACCTATATCCCCTAAGGCAATACTAGTAAACAACTCTGTAATATTCATTGGATTCTCCTTTAGACAATGTAAGAGTTTATTCTACCCACTGAAGAACTATCGTTAAGGCTAGTGTCCCATATAGACTTACCCTTGTAAATAGGAGCAACCACATTACTAGGTTTCCATGGGTTTAAATAACCCAACATACTAATGGTATCAATACAGTCGTCCTTACCTTTAAGCCCACTGAAGGTAGCCAACCTTAACTGTCCCATAAACTTAAGCATTATCCCCTCTTCTTTTAATTCCTGTGGGAAATACATCTTACCCATCTTAAACAGTGGGACTACCACATTAAACCGAGCCAACTTATCAGCAGTAGGTCTTATCCCAGGAACTCCACTCTTATCTCCTGAAGCAAAGTTAAACCATACATTTCTAGAGATCATCTCATTCTGTATCCATTTAATGAATGCACCTTGTTGACCTGAGGTCTCAATACCTACCTGCTGTGGTTTATACCTTTGAGCCAATCTAAAGAGATCATCTATAGTTTTATCAATGGTTTGTCTCACACATATTCCATCAACCCAAAACCAATCACCATTACCACTGTAAGCCCATACACTGATCACAGAGTAATCTGCTGTCTGCTTCTCACTTACAGCAAAGTCCGTGGTTATGTAGAAGTTAAAGTTACCCTTATTCTTCATTAGGTTCTCTCGTTCATACCACCTAATATCACTGTCCTGCACTAATCTGTCCTCATCACTGGTGATCCTAAGCATTAGCTCTTGATAGAATCCATTAAGCTTACCTGTCTTTAGTGCCATGTCATATTGCTGTGCTACGAACTCATAAGAGAACCTCTCAATCCAAGCACCTTTAAACTCTGCCTCACTACAAGGGAACTTCTCACATACTGGATATACATTAACGTCCCAAGCACCACTTTCTACAGCTTCAATCAGGATATCACTGGAGTTGTAAGGTGTACCACTAAATATAACCTTTCTCCTAGTAGGATCTAAGGCATGATTAACACCCTTATATACAGTGTCCTTGATACTGTCCATGATGGTAGCAGACCTGGCTTCACTGTCCCCCTTAACTAGATCATCTAGTAAAGCTATGGTAGGTCTCTTAGCAAAGATCTTAGTACCCTTTAAACCAGTGGCAGCACCAAACATCTTCACACCTAACCTATGACCATCCCTATTCTTAAACTCTAGGTAGTTATCTGTGAACTTGGCTTCAGGTATCCAATGCTGCAAGAACTCACTGGTCTCATAACGAAACTCAATAGACTTCCTAGCACCCTTAACACCATTCTCCATGGAATCACTGACATAGATTACCCCCGTTACATCACCAAAGTTAGGGAGTTCACCAAATACAGCTAAGTACAGTGTTAAGTACTCCATCATTAAAGCAGTCTTACCCATACCTCGGAAGCAGAGATTAGCTACATACTGGTTCTTAGTAACCAGTTTATCTAGCATCTTAAGGTGAACTACAGGAGTTACATGAGATTCCCCGTCCTTACCATTAACTAACTTAATAAAGTTCATGAAGGTAAGTGCAAAGGTGCTAGGTACATAGTTACCTAGGTCATCATAACTCACTGTGTCTAGCCAAGTATCTAAGTCTTGCTTAATCATGGTTACCCTCGCTCATTATTACTTGGCTTGTTATATCTCGGATTGACCCACTACTTAATGAATCTACCTGCTTCTCTGCCATCTGAACCAAGAGCTTCTTAAGGTCTGCCATACCTGAGCTATCTCGCATATCTAAGTTAATTAGAGCTGCTGCCTCCTTAGGTTTACTGAGATGTGTCATTAGGTTATTAGCAGCCTCCACCCTTACCTTAGGACTGACCTCCTCATCTGTCATGATCTCAGCTGATATGTTAATAGCCTGCTGGTAGATGTCCCTGTTAAGGAGGTAGGCAGGTATATAACTCTCTTCTAGTATCTTATTAACCAGCTTATTACTGCGGTAGCTGCTTACATAGCTACTCTTATCCTTGTCTGACACCCCCTTATCCAACATGCTCTGATATCTGTCAGGGAATGTCCTAAAGTAAGCATCGGCGTTAGTAGATCCCCCTATAAGGTGTGATACGAAGGTAACTGCATGCAGGTAGTCCTTTACCTTGTACCTCCCATCTAGTAACACCTTACTGTAACTAATGAAGTTATCCCTGACTTCCTTGGCTCTTACAGGATCACCTGATACATTATTGATTAAGGACACTATCTCCCCTGATGCTTGGTTCTTAAGGTTATCAGGTAGTGCCATCACTAGTTGGTCTAAAGTAAACATCGCCGTATCTCCTGTACAAAGATTACAGTGTACCTTAGGATATAGGGTATCTATAGATTATTTAGGGATGAAGGGGAACTTAGATATGACCCCCCCCATCATTTTCCAGTGCACAGTAGGGATTTACCTTTATGTACATACACAGGCAGTACAAGAAATATCTTGCGGATTTTTATAGACTTTTTATTTCATGTATATATAAGGGTAGTACACCTGCTTACACCTATAGCAGCATTAGTAATATGACCCCCCCATATCTCTAATATAAAAGGAGAATAGACCCCCATACAAGTTACTCCATAACTATATGAACAATTTCGTTCAGTTAATCACATAGGAGCCCATCATGGGTAT